CAAGGTAGACGGTCTGGCTGAGCTGGAAGCCAAGGCTTACGCCTGGTCCACCAACAGCGGTGCCGACGGTGGTTATGCCGTGCCCAAAACCATTGACTCCATGATTGCCGATTTGGCCATCAACGTTAGCCCCATGCGCGCACTGTCCACAGTCGTGCAGATCAGCACGACCGATTACCACAAGCTGGTCAACAAGCACGGCACGGTCTCTGGCTGGGTCGGTGAAACGGACGCCCGTCCGGCGACTGCCACCTCGGTGCTGGCCGACATCAAGCCCACCATGGGCGAGTTGTACGCCAATCCGCAAGCCACTCAGCAGATGCTGGACGATGTGTTCTTCAACGCCGAGCAGTGGCTGGCCAGCGAGGTGGCCACCGAGTTCGCCCGGGCCGAGGGCGCTGCCTTCATCACGGGGGATGGCACCAACAAGCCCACCGGCTTCTTGGCTGGCGCTACGGCCGCTACCGCTGACGGTACTCGCGCCTTCGGCACGATCGAGCACATCGCCACCGGCACTTCGGGCGCTTGGAAAACCCTGTCGGCCACGGTCAACCCCGCAGACGACCTGTTCACCGTGGTGAGCAAGATGAAAGCGGCCTACCGCAACGGCTGCTCTTGGGTGACCAACAAAGCCTTGTTGTTTGAAATCATGGCATTCAAGGACTACCAAGGCCGCTATGTGTTCAACCCCACCACGGCACCAGGCGTCGCCGACACCATCTTGGGTTACCCCGTGGTGGAAGCCGAGGACATCGCCGCCAAAGGCGCTGGCAGCCTCTCGCTGGCGTTCGGAAACTTCAAGTTGGGCTACCTGATCGTGGACCGCATCGGCACCCGTGTCGTGCGCGATCCGTTCAGCAACAAGCCCTACATCGGCTTTTACACCACCAAGCGAGTCGGTGGTGCGCTGGTCAACAGCGAAGCCATCAAGGTGCTGAAGTTCGCAGCCGCTTGATGAACCAACCCCGGAGCGCCTGGTGCGTTCTGGGGTTTTTCTGTTGAAAGACGCCCATGAAAAACATTGAATTTTTGCAAGATTTCGACGCTTACAAGGCGGGCGACCACGTACTGGCCCCGGATCAAGTGGCATGTGACGCCATTGCCTGCGGTGCAGCCGTGCCCAGCGTCCAGGCCATTGCCAAGCCAGCTCCAGCCAAACCTGCCAGCAAGGCCAAGTGATGTCCAGTGTCCTGGTCACCGCACCTGCAGCCGAGCCGGTCACTTTGGCCGAGGTCAAGCTGCACCTGCGCATCGATGACAACGCCGACGACGTGTTGCTGGGGGCCTTGATCACGGCTGCGCGCCAGCATGCCGAGCACGACACACGCCGGGCCTTGGTCACTCAGACCCGAAAACTGGTGCTGGACGAGTTTCCAAGCGGTGCCATCACGCTGGACCATGCCCCGGTCGGTGCCGTCACTTCGGTGCTGTACATCGACCCCGATGGGGTTGAGCGCACCCTGGACGCTGCAGGTTACAAGCTGGACAAGATCACCGAGCCCTGCCGTTTGGTGCCCGCTTACGGCACCTCTTGGCCCGCCACCCGGGCCGAAATCAATGCCGTCAGTGTCATCTACACCTGCGGCTTTGGTGCGCCTGAGGCTGTTCCCGAGTCGATCAAGCGCTGGATGCTGCTGCGCATTGGCGCGCTGTATGAAAACCGGGAAGAGGTTTTGACGGGCCGGGCCATCACCTTGGCTCCGTTGCCCTTGGCCGATGCACTGCTCAGCCCATACCGGCTGCTGGACTACTGAGGCAACGGCATGCAAGCAGGTCAATTGAGCAAAACCATCGTACTGCAGCGCCGGGACATGCAGCGCGACTCCCACGGCGCGCAAGTGCCCACCTGGAGCGATGTGGCCCAACTGCGCGCGGCCATCGTACCGTTGTCGGGCAGGCAGGCCTTGGTGGCGCAAGCCTTCAACGCCCAGCTCACGCACCAAATCCTGGTGCGTTACACCCACCGCTTTGCAGATCCGCTGGAGTTGCCAAAACTGCGCATTGTGTGTGGCAGCCGGGTTTTCAACATTCACGCGGCTATCAATGACGAAGAGCGCAATCGGCAAGTGACTTTGATGGTCACTGAGGGGATGAACGATGGCTGAGCTGGTTCACATCAAGGGCTTGACCGAACTCAAGCGCGCCATGCAAGCCTTGCCCACCAATATCGCCCGCAATGTACTGCGCGCTTCGGTGAATGCGGGCGCGCGCGTCGTACGCGACCAAGCCCGTATCAATGCGCCTGTCCTGACGCAAGCGCAGCCCAAGCACCAACCTCCTGGCACGCTCAAACGCTCGATCGTGACGGCCTACATCCCAGAAAAGTCCAACGCTCAGCAAGCCACCTACTTTGTAACGGTGCGACAGGGCAAGAAGTACCGGGGTCAAGGCAAACACCAAAACAAGTCACAAGACGCTTTTTATGGCGCGTGGGTTGAGCTGGGCCACCACTACGTGGCCCCAAAACCCAAAAACACCAACTGGAAGCGCCACCGGCATCACCAACATGCCACGGGGGTGTTTGTGCCTGCGCACCCGTTTTTGCGGCCTGCCTATGAGTCCAAAAAGTACGAATCGGTCCAGGCCATGCAGGAGTACCTGCTGAAACGCCTTCCCCAAGAAGTTGAGAAGGCCCGCCGGTCATGAACATGCAAGAAATGTTTGTGGCGCTGGTGCAAAACGCCACCGATGCCCAAGACCGGGTCTATCCACAAATTGCCCCTGACGGGGTGGATCATCCCTACATCGTTTACCAGCGCGTGACGGAAAACGTCGAAAACGTGCTGGCTGGGCGTACTGGGCTCATCAATACCCGTTTACAGGTAGATGTCTATGCCAACACCTATGCGCAAGCGCAGCAGATCGCCGCCGCAGTAGCTGACCTCATGGCCCAGTGGGCACTGCCCAACGTGCAAATTTTGGCCCAGGACATCTACGAGAGCGAGGTCAAGCTGCATCGCGTGATGTTGGACTTTTCGATCTGGCACACCTGACTGAGTTATCGCGCCTGCGGATGACAAACCATCTCCCCACCCACCCGCCTTGAGCGGGTTTTTTTTCGTCCCTATCCGCCCCCAGGCGGACTTTTCCCCCTCAACCCGCTTCGGCGGGTTTTTTCATTTCTGGAGAACCTTTATGACTTCCACCGCGATTTCTGCGCAGGGCACTGACATTTCAATTGGCACCGGTACAGGCGCAGCCAAAACCATTTCTGCCATCAGTTTGGGCAATCCCACCATCATCACGGCCACTACTCACGGGCTCACCAACGGCGATGTGGTGACTTTGGCAGGGTTGACGGGGGTGGATGCCGCTGTGTTGAATGGCCAAGCCGTTAGTGTGCGCAATGTGACCACGAACACCTTTGCGGTTTACATCGATACAACTGGCAAGACCATCACGGCAGCAGGAACAGCCACCTCGGTGAGTTTCACCAGCATTGCGAACGTCCGCAGTTTCAGCGGCTTCGATGGTACTGCCAGCGAAATTGACGTGACCAACTTTGCCAGCGTTGCCAAAGAATTCGTCTTGGGACTGGTGGATTCCGGGATGCTCACATTTGAGCTGGACTATGACTCAGACAACAGCGGCCACATAGCCTTGCGCGCCAAACAAGTTTCTGGGTCGCTCAGCGGCTTTAAGATGACTTTGCCCGACGCCACAGTGATCACGTTCAACGCCTACGTAAAGAAGTTCAGCTTGGCTGGCGGTGTCGATGCCGTCATCCGTACCTCGGTCGATTTGCGCATTACCGGCGCAATCACGGGTCTGTGAGGAGCGCGATATGACATTGACCAAAGACCAAATTTTTGAATCTTCGGACCTGAAATCTGTTGAGGTTGAGGTCCCCGAATGGGGTGGAAGTGTTTTGGTTCGCACCATGACTGGTGCGGATCGTGATGCTTTTGAGACCAGCATGGTCACCATCAACCCAGACGGTACGCGTACACCCGAGATGAAAAATCTCCGCGCCAAGTTGGTGGCTCTGACTGTGGTGGACGACGCCAACAACCGTTTGTTCGACGTATCGGACATCCCGCGTCTTGCCACCAAGTCCTCTGCCGCATTAGAGCGGGTGTTTGATGTGGCCCAAAAGATCAATGGTTTGGGCTTGAAGGCCGAGGAAGCAGCGGTAAAAAACTGATTGGCCAGCCAGAGCGAAGGTTTTACTTTCGCTTGGCGCTGGCCCTTGGCATGACTGTTCGCCAATTGTTGGCTCAAACCACCAGCGCTGAGCTCAACGAGTGGCGGGCTTTTTATGCGTTGGAGCCTTTTGGCGATTTGGTTGCTGATCAACGTCATGGGATAGCTCAATCGTTGAGCGCAAATCTCCAACGCGACGCCAAACGAAGGCCGCAGGCTTACCGTCCTGAAGATTTCATTCCTTGGCATGAATCACACCGGCAAGACGCCCAAGCGGCCAATGGCAAGTTGCTGCGCGACCCCAAAGCTCAGTCGTCCTTGATCAAGTCACTGTTCCATAAGAAACGGTGATGCTCATTTTGAATTAGAAATGCCATGGCCACTCTTGGATCAGTTGTTGTAGAAATGTCGGCCAGCACGGCCAAGTTCGAGTCGGACTTGGGCCGCGCTGCGAACATGGCCGAGCGTCAAATGGCCCAAATTGACAAGGCGGTGGGTCTGGTCAAGTCGAGCTTGCAAACACTGGGCGTGGCGGTCTCAATAGGCTTGGCCATTGACCAAGTCAAAGGCAAGATCGAAAGCGCCATTCGTTTGGCCGATGACCTGCAAGACCTGTCTGAACGCACCGGTTCGGCCGTGGAGTCTTTGTCGGTGTTGGCTTCAGCGGCGCGCTTGTCCAACACCGATTTGGACTCACTGAGCACCGCCTTGCAGCGACTGAGCAAATCGGTGGTGGATGCTCAAAACGGCGGCAAGCAAACCTCGGCCGCTTTCAACGCTTTGGGCATTTCCATTGATTCTTTGCGTGGCAAAGGACCTGAAGAGGTCTTCATGGTCATGGCCAAGCAAATGGAGAATTACCGCGACGGGGTTGAAAAGACAACCATTGCGCAGGTGCTGATGGGGCGCAGCGGCGCGAACTTGCTGACCGTGGTCAAAGATTTGGCCACCGTGGGTGAGTACCAGGTGGTGGTGACAGCGGCGCAAGCCATGGCAGCGGACGAGCTGTTTAAGAACCTGGCCCGCCTGGAGCAGTCAACTCAGAACCTCTTCAAGGTCATCGCCATGGAGTTGGTGCCGGTTTTCAATGATTTCTTGCTGACCCTGCTCAAACTGCAAAACGCACAAAACGGAGTGCGTAAATCGGTGCAAGACTTGGCCGCCGATGGCTCATTTCGGGCCTGGGCGCAGGATTCGGCCTTGGCGGTGGCCGTGGTGGCCGAATCCATCATGGGCGTCGCCAAGCTGGTCTATGCGCTTGCAGGCAGTTTTCAGGTGGTTTACGCCGACGCAGCTGTCGGCATTGCCGGGGTCAAGCAAGCCTGGGACGAACTCAAATCCTTTGGCAAGGCGGATGACACCGCTTTAAAAACTGCACTAGAAAACCGGGCGAAAATTCTTGCAGATGCCAATGCCCGCTACGCCGAACTGCTCAAAGACGGCACCACCTTCAGCACGGCGCTGCGCAAACAGTTTGAAGTCAGCAACAGTGCGCTGGCCAACCCCAGTCTGAAGCCTCCCGAGCCTCGCAAGCTGCCCTTATCCGCACCCAACGTCTCCGGCTTGGGTAATCAAAACCAGTTCCGGGACGATCCCTTCAAGAAGATTCTGGAAGGCCAAATCAAGGCGCTGGAAGATGGCATTGCCGCTGAAAACAGACTTTTGCGCACCCGTGAGCAGATGCTGGAGTTCTTCTACGGTCTGCAATTCACAACTTTGCGCGATGTCGAAAGCAAAAAGCAGCAACTGCTAATCGATAACCTGGCCACAGTGCAAGCGGCCTATGACGAGGAGATCCGCCTGGCCAGAGAGGCTGCATCCAGGCAAGGGGCCACGCAGGTGCAAATGGCCGAGGCCAATAACAGGGCGGAGGAGGCGGCGCGCAAAAGAGCCGCAGCG